AAACCCCGGACCATTCTGATGGAGCAAGCGGAAAAATGCCCGACGCGTGCACGATCATCGGCGTCACGCTCGCACTTCTCGCGGCGATCGCCGCCGTGATGGTGCCGGGATGAACCGCTTTCCGCACCTGTGCCAAAAACTGTTCAACACACCGCTCGCCATCCATCCTCACAAGGCGGAAATCGTCATGGCGGCGCTCGCCGATCGCCTCGGCGTCACGCAGCTGCTGCGCCAGGGCCCCGAAGGCGTCGTCGTGCTATCGCCGGAGATGGAAGACGATATCGAGCAGACGCCAGCTTCCTGGCGGCCCTACTGCGTGGAGGAAGGTGTCGCCATCATCCCCGTCGAGGGCACGCTGGTCCAAAAATCCGGCAGCCTGCGCCCATGGAGCGGCATGACGGGTTACGACGGCATCCGCACCTGCTTCCTCGACGCATTGAACGACCCTGAGATCCGCGCCATCGCGCTGCAGATCGATAGCCCGGGCGGCGAAGTGGCTGGCTGCTTCGACCTGGCCGACACAATCTTCGCCGCGCGCGGCGTGAAACCCATCTGGGCCATCCTGGACGAATGCGCCTATAGCGGTGCCTACGCCATCGCCAGCGCCGCCGACCGCATCGTCGTGCCGCGCACCGGCGGCGCCGGCTCCATCGGCGTCATCGTCATGCATTCCGACCTGTCGGCGGCCCTCACCAAGGCCGGCATCAAGGTCACCATCATCCAGTTCGGCGCGCGCAAGGCCGATGGAAACGAGTTCGAACCGCTCGCCGACGAAGCCCGCACACGCTTCCAGGCGCAAATCGACACGATCGGCGAGGTGTTCGTCTCCACCGTCGCCCGCAACCGCAAACTTTCAGCGAACGCCGTTCGCGGCACCGAAGCCGCCACGTTCCTGAGTGCGGACGCCAAGAAGCTCGGCCTGGTCGACGATATCGCCGCACCCGACGCCGCTTTCGCCGAGCTGCTCGCCTCGCTCTGAGGCAGGCAAAGCGTTTTTGTAACTTTCCTTCAGCGGAGTATCCGACATGGAGTTTCTCACCGCGCTCATCCCGGCGCAGTACCAGCCGCTCACCATCGCCGTGCTCGGCATCATGGTCGCCGTCACCCACCTCATGACGCTGATCCCGGCCACCTCCGGCATCGCCGCCAAGATCCTCGCCCCGCTGCAGATCGTCGCCGGCAACTACGGCAACGCCACAAACGCAAACGCGCCGGCCACACCCAGCGCCACCATCACCACGCTGAAGATCATTCCGCTCACACTTGGCCTCGGCCTTGCGGCAATGCTGTCGGCCTGCGGCGGCACCGCCGCCACGTCCACCACCTCCACCAGCGCAACCACGAGCTGGGCGACGGATGTTCAGGTGCTGCAGACGGCCTGGCCGCTCGCCGAAGCCTACATCAACAGCAACGTCACCATGACGCCGACAATCACCAACTTGGAACAGGCGCTGACGACCGACATCAATGGTCTCAACCCGGCGGCCACGCCCTCGCTCGGAACCATGGTGACCGATCTGAACAACCTGGTCGACGCGCTTCCGCTCACCGTGCAGCAGGAAGCGACCGTGAACGCGGTTGCTCTGGTCATCAAGGATCTCGCCGCGGTCTATGCCGAGCAGGGCCGCCCTGCCGCCTACGCGGCCCTGCCGCTGCACGGCGGGCCATGAGCGGCAGCAGCACCAGCACGACGGCGTCGCTAGCCTCCACGATCGTGAACGACGTGGAGGTCGCGGCGCCGATCGTGTCGACGCTGTTTCCGCAGCTCGGCGTGGCGGTCACCATTCTGGAGGCCGCGGCGCCGATCGCCGAGGGTCTGTGGGACGCGTTTCAGAACTGGGTTTCGACCGTCACCAGCAACGTCACGATCGCACAGTCGGCACTCGATAGCGCCGTCTCGAATGCGGAAACGCTGATCGCCGAAGCCAAGGCCGCGCCGCCCTCGTCGCCTGCCTCCTGAACAACGCGCACGCCACGGATAGGTCAGAAAATGTCATATGCGTCCCAGCCGCGCGGCGTGCGCAACAACAATCCGGGCAATATCCGCCGCAGCGCGCGCGGCCCGGTCTGGAAAGAAGAAATCTGGCCCGGCGGCGATGACGCGTTCTGCACCTTCAGCGCGCCGGAATGGGGCATCCGCGCGATCGTGCTTACGCTGATCAGCTATCACGAGAAAGACGGCTGCAAAACGATCGGCGACGCCATCCATCGCTGGGCGCCGCCCTGCGAGAACAATACCGTCAGCTACGAGGCATTCGTCGGCGGCCGCATGCGCACCCCGATTTCCGCCGCGTTCGATCCGCGAAACTGGCTGCAGATGGCCGACATGGTGCCTGCCATCATCGGCGAGGAATGCGCCGATTACGTGTATCCGACAGCGACCTTGTTCAAAGGCCTGCTGAACGCAGGCCTGTCGCCCTCGGCTCCCGTCGAACAGGCGCCGACAAGCCTGCCGCCGGCGCCGCCCGTGGTAACGCCGCCGCCCGATCAGATCACCGCCGACGATCTGAACGCGGCCGAGCTGCAGAATCCCGAAGGGCTCGCCGACTCTCTTTAACCAAACGGAGTTACCGGCATGGGCTTCCTGCTGTTCCTGGCGTTCGGCGCCGGGATGTTCGCGCTTCGCCACGTGACCATGCCTGGCTGCCCCGCGCCCGAGCTGCAGGCCACGCTTACGGCCGTGAAAACCAGCCTCAATGATCGCCTGAGCCAGTCGATCGCCGAGGCGCAAACCCTTTCCGAGCAAATCTCGAAAAGCCGCGTCGGCATGCCGCGCGGCCATCGTCGCGGCGCGCCGCACAAACACCCACTGGTTTAAGGAGTCGCCAGGATGAAACTGTTCAGCCGCCGTAGCACACTTGCCACCAGCGCCTCGTTCCAGGGCATCGGTGGCGCCGCCGCCGCCAAGCCCACGAACGATGACGACATGAAAAAGCAAGGCAAGAAGGAAGGCGAAGAAAAAACCGACGACGATACCAACGCCGGCGCCGCACCCGCCACCACGACCGCCTCCAGCGACAACGACGACGATGATGACGACGACGATGATGAAGACGGCTGCGACGAGTCCGACGAAGCTGACATGAAGGGCACGAAAGGCAAGAAGGTTGCCGCCGCGCGCCTGCGTGAGCGTGCTCGCGTCGCCGCGGTCATGTCGCACTCGAAGGCCGCCGCGCATCCGGATTTCGCGCTGAAAATGGCGCTCACCACGGATTTTGGGCGCGGCAAAATCCTCAGCATGCTCGATGCTTTGCCGGCCGCCGCCGCGGCGAACACGCTGGCCGCCCGCATGTCCACCGAAGCCAACCGGCATGTCGGCGCCGCACCTTCCGCACCGTCGCGCCAGGCCGCGATCGATGCCGGCTGGGAAAGGGCGGCGGCGCGGGCGAAAGATCCCTTCGCCGCCTGAACGTAACGTCACCCGGCCGCGCGCGGCCTTTCCACACCGAAAATCCTGAAAGGTCTTGAGCGATGGTCTCGCAAATCATTGAGCATTTTTATTCCGGCGAGTTCCTGCTTCGGGAAGTGCCGGGCATTTCGCGCGGCGTCGTCACGTTCGACAACACTGGCGGCGCGCTGGACCTGATGGTGCAGGGCGGAACCGTGTTTGCGTACGAAGCGCCCGCAATCGTCACCAACGCGCTCGCAGGCAACACCGGCAACGGCACGATCACCAATGTGCAGGATAGCCTGGTGAATGTGCAGCTCGGCGTCTACACAGTCACATTCACCGGCGCCACCACCTACACCGTCACAGCGCCCGACGGCACGGCACTTGCGGCCGGCGTTACCGGCACCGCCTATTTCGACGGCATCGGCTTTCAGCTGAATGCGGGCGGCACGGCCTTCGTCGCCGGCGACGGCTTCACCGTCACCATTGCAAACGGCGTGGCCCCCGTGGTGGCGGCGAAAACAGGCGGCAACACCGGCAACGGCACGCTCACCAATGTCGAAACGGTGCAGCAGGCAACCGCCATACCCGGCAACTACATCGTGATCTTCACCGGTGCGACCACATTCAACGTGATCGACCCGAAGGGAACGCAGCTCGCGCCGGGCGCCACCGGCAAATACTACGAGGACAAGATCGGCTTTCTGGCGACACCCGGCGGCACCGCCTGGGTTGCCGGCGACACGTTCACGATCGGCCTGTCCACCGGCTCCGGCTACGCCACGTTCTGGAACGGCAACGCCCCGGCTGCCGGCGTGATCTACAATACCGACTACGTGCCGGCCGGTGGCACCCTGAAAATGACGGCCATTCTGCGCATGGCCGAAGTGACGCAAAGCTCGCTGCAGTTCCCCACGGGCACCACGGCCGCCCAGATCGCGACCGCCGCCGCGCAGCTCGCGGCGCTCAACATCATCACGCGCTAACCGCGCCCTTTTTCACCCGATCTGTTGCCCCGTGCGGGGCTTTTCCTCGTAACAGGAGCAGTAGATGTCCGGCTCGCTAGGTTTGAATGTCTTCCGTGGGGATGCGTTCTCCAACCTCACGCTCACCAAACTGGTCAACCGCTTTCCGTATGTGCCGAATCTGCTCGGCCAGATGAAGATCTTCGCGCCGAACCCGATCCTCACCACGGCCGCCGCGGTCGATCGGTTGCAGGGCGTGCTGAACCTCATTCAAACCAGCCCGCGTGGCGCTCCGGCGGCTGCGCGCCAAGAGGAAAAGCGTAACACGACCTACTTCAAAGTGCCGCGGCTGGCAGAGAAATGCGTGATCCGCGCCGACGAGATCCAGGATGTGCGCAGTTACGACGAGCCGATGGCGCTGATGACATTGCAAGAGCTGGTCGCCAAGAAACTGATGGGCCCGACCGGCCTGCTGAAGCAGATCGAGTATACCTGGGAAAACCATCGCCTCGGCGCGGTCACCGGCAACCTGCTCGATGCCGATGGCACCGTGATCTTCAGCTACTACACCGCGTTCGGCGTCGCGGCCGCCCCCAGCATCAATTTCGACTTGAAGCAGGCTACGCCGGCCGGCCAGGTCGACGGTTATTTGCGCCAGACGATAAGCCAGACGGTTCGCGGCATGAAGCGCAGCGCGCAAAGTTCCTTTATCGAAGGCACCAGCTACGTCGTCGGCCTCTGCGGCGACAATTTCTGGGACGCGCTGGTCAATCACCCCGACGTGGTCGAGTCGGTAAAATACAGCGTCCTCGCATCCGATCTGCGCAAGGATAAGGCCTTCGGCCAAATGGAATTCGGCGGCGTCACCTGGATCAACTATCGCGGGTCGGACGATGCCACCACCATCGGCATTAACACCAACCGCTGCCAGTTTTTCATCGCCGCCGGCCCCGGCATTTTCGAAGTGCATTACGCCCCGGGCGAGACATTCCAGGACGTGAACAAGCCCGGCCTGCCGATGTATGTCTACAACCTGCCTGACCCCACCGGGAAGGATGCGTTCATCGAATTCGAAGTGAACAGCTTCCCGCTGCACATCTGCAACCGGCCGGAAACGCTGCGCACCGGCATCCTTGCCACCGGCGACTAAACCGGCCGGCTGAACCGAAGCGCGAACGCCGTTCGCCGAGCAGAAGGACACATCCATGGGCGCGCCAGGCACCACGCGGGTGAAGCTGAAATACCCGACCTATATCTCGCCCGGCTACATGCCGCACGCAGCCGGAGCCGAGATTGATCTGCCGGCCGAACACGCTGCCGAGCTGGTCGAGCGTGGCCGGGCGGAAATCCCGGCCGCGGCAAAGCCCGTCGCGTCGTCGGAACCCGTGCCGGCGCCACCCGCGCCTGTCACCCCGCACGCGGAAACCGCCGCTGCCGAACCCGCAGAACCGGCGCCGGCGCACACCGAAGCCCCGCACACGACCTGATCCGTGCTGAATTTCGACGCGCTCGTTGTCGGGGCCTGCATGCAGGCCTTCGGCGAGCCGGTCATCTTTCAGCCGCGCCGCGGTGCGCCTGTGCCGATCACCGCCGTGTTCGATGAGAACCTGAAAATCTCCACCTTCGTCGGCGGCGATGAGGTTGTCGAAACCAAATCGATGCTCGGTTGCCAGGCTAGCCAGTTTCCCGGCACCATTCCGCAGCAGAACGATCGCTTCCTGATTGAGGGCCGCCTTTGGCGCGCGATCGACGTGCTCACCGACGGGCACGGCCATATCTCCATCCATGTCGGCCTGGCCAGCGATCAGCAGGTCAACATCACGCCCATCCCGCCGGTCACCACGCCGTGAGCGGCACCACGCTGTTCAGCACCTACCCGCGCGGCACGCAGGTTCGCATGGCCGCGGTCGCCGTCATCAAAAGCCAGGCGACGTTGGCCGGGCTCGCCGTCTACGACAATCCGCTCGATCCGGTGCCGGAAAACGCCGAACCGCGCGTCAACGTCTATTGCAACGAACGGCGCGACGGTATCGGCCTTGCCACCATCCTGCCCACGCTCCAGGTGCGCTACACGCTGATGGTGCAGTGCCTCACCGTCGCAGCCTTGCCGGCCGACGCGGTGATGTATGCCGATATCCTGAAACAGCAGGTGCTCGAAGCGCTGTTCGGCGATCCGAATTGGCCGAAACTGCTGGGCACGCTGCAGACGGTCGAGGAAAAGCGCGAGCACAGCAACGATGGCGAGCGCTACGTCACCAGCCATCAGATCAACATCCTGGGCGGCTGGAAAGAGGCTTACGACGCGCGGCCGACATCCGTGCTGAACGGGTCGGGTTTTCCCGGCCGGCCGGCGCCCATCATCCTGCCGCTTACCGGTGCCAACAACACCATCGTCGCCGGCAACGCGCCTGGCGCGAACGGGCAGGGCACAACGCCCACGGAATTTTCTCTCGAAACACCGCTTACACCGCCATAAGGGGCTTGCAGCATGGCCGCCAACCTCATTTCCGGTTTGCTTTATCCGCTCACGCAAATCGGCTTCGACAACAGCCAGGCCGGCGTCAATCAGCAGACGTATCCGACGATGCTGATCGCGCAAACCATCACCGCGGCGCCGAACGCGCTCACGCCGGTCACCTCGGTGGCGCAGGCGCGCGCGCTGTATGGCCGCGGCAGCCGCCTCGCGCGGATGTTCGAAGCCTATTTCAACAACGACAGCACCGGGCCCATCTACTGCCTGCCGCGCACCGATGCCTCAGGCGCCTCGGCCGCGACGGGCACCTTCGCGTTTTCCGGCACGGCCACCGCCTCCGGCACCGTATTCGCCTATATCGGCGGCCAGCTCGTCCAGGTGGGCGTCACGACCGGAATGACGGCGTCGCAGGTGGCCAGCGCCATGGTGGCGCAGATCGCGCTGCAGCCCGATCTGCTCGTGTCGGCCGCAACCGGCGGCACCGGCGGCGTCAACTGCGTGGTCACCGCGAAAAACCTCGGCACGCTCGGCAACGCGATCGATCTGCGGCTGAACTATCTGGGGGCTGCCGGCGGCCAGGCGCTGCCCGCCGGCCTCGCTGTAACCATCACGGCAATGACAGGCGGTGCCACCGACCCGGTCTATACCGACGTGGCGGGCATCCTCGGCGACACCAACATGTATTTCATCGTGCACGACAATGCGTCGTCGGCGGTGATGACGGCGATGACGGCGATGATGAACTTCACCACCGGCCGCTGGGCGCCGAACCGGAAAACCTGGGGCCACGTGTTCACTGCTTTGCCCGGCCTGGCGGCAACGCTCAGCACCTTCGGCCAGGGCTACAACGATCCGCACACCACGGTTTGGGGCTACGAAACCGGCTCGCCGACGCCGTCCTGCGAATGGGCCGGCGCGTTCACCGGTGCGGCCGCCGTCAGCCTGCGCAACCAGCCCAACCAGCCGCTGCAAACGCTGAACGTCAACTTCGTCTCGCCGCCGCCCGTAGGCCTAGCCGAGGCATCCGGCGGCGCCTTCAGCAAAACCAGCTGGCAGCTGCTTCTCGGCAGCGGCATCGCGCTTGCGCAATATGCCGCCGGCAACATGCCGCAGATCCTGCGCGCGCCCACCACTTACGAAACCAACGCCTATGGCCAGCCGGATCAGAGCTATTTCGATACCGGCGACATGTTCACCCTGATGTTCATCGGCAACGCGCTGAACGCCATGGAAACCCAGAAATGGGGCCGGAACATGGTGGCGGACGATGGCAACGCCTTCGGCCCCGGCCTGCCGATCGTCACACCGAAATCCGCCCTGTCGGATCTGGCGGCGCTCTACGCCACGCTGGAATACGAAGGTTTGGTGGAGGACGCATCGGCGATGCTGGCGGCCAGCAGCGTGGTGCGCAACGCCACCAACCCCAACGAGCTGGACGTGCTCTACGCGCCGTTCGTCGTGGTTGGGCTGATCAACGTGAACAACACGGTGCAATTTCGGAAATATTCGGCGGCCGCAGCTGCCGCGATCGCCGCGGCGTAAGAAAGGGCAGGGCTCATGGTCAACACCTATATCGGCGGCACGTTGCAGTTCAAAATCGACGGCACGCAATATCGCCTCGGCGGCCAGTTCAAATACATGCTCGGCGGCCAGGTGCGGAAGGCAAAGAACGGGCTGGATAGCACGCTCGGCTTCGTCACCACCTATTCTGAAGCCAAGATGGATTGCGAACTGGTGGTCGACGGCGTTGTAAGCGTCAGCAGCCTGAAGGCCATCACCAACAGCACGCTGGTCGCAACACTGGATAACGGCCGCACCGTCGTGCTGCTGAACGCCTGGCAGGACGACGGCGACATCGAGGTAGACGCCAAGGAAGCC